CGACCCCGACGCGATCCGCATGCACGCCGACAACCACCCCGGGACGCTGCACCTCTGCGAGAGCGTCTGGGACGTCGAGCCGTTCCTGCCGCACGGCCAGCCGCTCGACCTGCTGTGGGCCTCGCCCAACTGCACGCACTTCAGCCGTGCCAAGGGCGGCAAGCCGCTCGACGACAAGCCGCGGGCGCTCGCCAACGTGGTGGTGACCTGGGCGCGCGCGGTGAGGCCGCGCGTGATCGGGCTCGAGAACGTCCCCGAGTTCCTCGACTGGGGCCCGCTCGACGCGAACGGTCGGCCGATCAAGGCCCGGAAGGGGGAGACGTTCCGCCGCTGGTGCCGCGACCTCGAGGCCGCCGGCTACGTCGTCGAGTGGCGGGTGCTCACCTGCAGCGACTACGGCGCGCCGACCACGCGGAAGCGGCTGTTCCTCGTCGCGCGCTGCGACGGCCAGCAGATCCGGTGGCCGGAGCCCACCCACGGGCCTGGGCGGGCCGCCTCCTACCGCACAGCGGCCGAGTGCATCGACTGGAGCCAGCCGATGCTGTCGATCTTCGCGACGCCCGACGAGGCCAAGGCCTTCGCCCGCGAGCACGGGTGCGGGCGCCCCCGGCGCCCGCTCGCCGAGAAGACACAGGCCCGGATCGCCGAGGGGGTGCGGCGGTTCGTGCTCGAGGCCGCCGAGCCGTTCGTGCTCACGATCGACCATCGATCGAACAGCGATCGTGCCGCCACCGCAGCGGCCGAGCAGCCCCTCTCGACGATCACGACGAAGGCCCGGCACGCTGTGGTCGCGCCCTACCTGATCAACACCCGCAACGGCGAGCGCCCCGGCCAGCGACCGCGCACCCGCGACCTCCGCCGCCCGCTGAACACGATCACCGCCCAGGGCAGCCAGGGCGCCCTCGTCGCGGCCTTCCTGGCGAAGCACTACGGCGGCGTCACCGGCCACGGCCTGCGCCGCCCCCTCGGGACGGTGACGGTGCGCGACCACCACAGCCTCGTGAGCGCGCACCTCACCCCCCACCCGACGGCAGACCGGGGACAGCGCGTGGCTGCTTGGCTCATGAAGTACTACGGCCAGGGCGTCGGGCAGCCCGTCGACGAGCCCCTCCACACGATCCCGACCCGCGACCGCTTCGGGCTGGTGACCGTCGAGCTTGGCGGCGAAGAGTACGCCATCACCGACATCGGCATGCGCATGCTCACCCCGCGCGAGCTCGCGCGCGCCCAGGGCTTTGACGACGACTACCGCCTGACCGGCACGAAGACGGCGCAGATCGCGCGCATCGGCAACTCGGTTCCGCCCCAGGTCGTCGCCGCCGTCGTCGGTGCCCAGTTCCCCCACCGGCAGCTGCCGCAACCCATGGAGGTGGCGGCATGATCCGCCTACGCATCGAGCGCGACGCTCCCCAGTCCCGCCTCTACGGCCTGCTCGGCGCGCTGGTGCGCGACCACGGGGTGACCGGCTACTTCGACCGTCCCCGCGGGCTGGTCGTGCTCCAGGGCACGCCCGACGCGCTCCGCTTCGCCGCCGGCACCCTCTACGCCCACAAGGTCGTCGTCAGCGTCGACCACGAGGACGGCGGTTGGGGCGCCGTGGACGCCGTCGCATGACCTGGAACCTCGCCTCGTCCGACCTCCCTGGGTCGGCGCCGACGTGCAGGGCGCGCTTCGCCTCGCTCGCGAGGCGGCCACGCAGATCAACGACGACGAGCACAGCGTGCACTGGCAGGCCTACCAGGAGCTGTACGACTGGTGCTGGGCCAACGAGTCGTTGTTCTACAGCGAGAAGCCGTCCAGCGTGGGCGGGAGCCTTACCAAGCCGATGAACACCGAGTGGCTGGGACGGGTCATGGACGACGGCACGATCGCGCCCCTGGTCCGCGTGGTGAAGCAGCGGCTGAAGGGATGGGGCTACCCGTACGAGGAGTGTCGCCGGGCATGGCAGCGACGTGGGCTGGTGCCCAGCTACGAGCGGAAAGACGGGAGGCGAGCGCGGTGCACCTGCCCCATCAAGATCGGTGAGCGCGGCAAGGGGACCGTCATGCCTCTCAAGCAGGCGCCATCTGACGAGTACGTCGAGGCGGCGTAGGGCTTAGTGCTCCCACCACGACGAGCCCTGGGGCATGCGCTTGCTCGGCTCGTGGGAGATCGTCTGCTCCCATGTCGTCGCCCCCTTTCGGCCTTTGTGCAGGCTGTACGCGCGAAGGTAGCGAGCAAGGTTCGGGTGCTTCCGCCATCCGCTGTGACGCAAGGCCCGCTGGAAGCTTCGCTGGTAGTGGCAACGCGCCACATCGAGAAGCGCCGAGAATGCGACCCCGTCGGTCTTGGCCGCCGCGTGGCGAGCCCACGCCTCGCTCTTGCGCCCTTCGACGTCGAGCATGATCTGGAACCCGTCGGCTAGCGCCTCCAGCGCACGAGCGTGGGCGCGCTTGTGGGCCCGGCGATCCTCGGCCGACGACGTGACGTAGGCCCCGAAGCCGCACAGCGGGCATGTCTGCGAGAAGTCATGCTTGCGGAGCGCGTGGTCAAGCATCAGCAGGGCCTCGGGGTCGCTCTTCGCCGCCTCGTGATCTTGGCGGTGGACCCAGGCGGCGGCCACCGCCAGGCGCAACTCCTCGCCCGCCGGTGCCTGCCCTTTCCACTCGGGCCCGCTCGGTGGCTCCATCCACCACCACCCCGGGCCCGTGGCCCCAACCCTGTACCCAAGACCCGCTTCGTGCTCGACCGTCATCTGACCTCCCCTCACCCTGTAGCCAGGAATCCCGGAATCCCGAGGAATCCCGTATGGGATTCCTGACTAACCCAGGAAGGAGGTGAACGATCTCTCTCAGGAATCCCGGAATCCCAAATAGAAGAAGCAGAACGTGTGGCAGCGCCCCTATGTCTACAGCTCTCGATAAAGAACGTTCTATCGTTAGACACACACCATCTCCCTACGTAGCTCTCTTCCCTGGGCGGGATTCCGGGATTCCTGGGTCGGCTTCTCCAGGTTGAACCTGGACGAATCAGGAATCCCGCACGGGATTCCCGGGATTCCGCGGGATTCCTGGGCGGCGTTGTCGGGGTTCGGGGTCGACAAGTCGGGGATTCCTGGGCATCCGTAAAGCCAGAGCGATACAATGGGGGCATGGACACGAACCAGCCGCCCAACGAAAGCCCAGCCTCGCGCGCGGGGAAGCGTCCCCTCCTCGCTGGCCCTCGCGGGCCGGCCATCACCGCGGCCTTCTGCGACGCCCTCATGCGGGGCCTGCCGAAGCGCCACGCGGCCGCTGTCGCAGGCATCAGCGAGGGCACCTACCACGACTGGCGACGGCGCGGGGAGGCCGGAGAGGAGCCCTACGCAGCCTTCATGCAGCGCGTCTACGAGGCCGAGGCCCAACTGCAGGACGACCTGCTCCAGACGGTCAAGCACATGGCCCTGGGGCTCGACAAGACTGCCCGGGCGGGGGAGCGACTCAAGGCCGCCCAGTTCCTCCTCGAGCGCCGCTGGCCGCAGGACTGGGCGCAGACCAAGGCCGTCGAACTCACCGGCGCCGACGGCGGGCCGGTGCAGACGGAGTCGGCCAAGCCGCTGTTCACCGACGAGCAGCTGGCGAACATGACGGCGGAGCAGCTCGAGGCGGCCCTGCTGGCACTGGGGGCGGAGGAGGGGGCATGAAGGCGGTGCTGGACAGCTTGGGCGCGGCGGGGTTCTTGTTCCCCGATGGTCTGCGCGCGCCCGACGGCTACACGATCCCCTATGACGAGCTCGACCCCGGCATCTGCGCGACGGTCCGCTGGCTCAACGACGAGGGCTTCACCACCTACGACAGCGGCGACGGCCGCACGAAGCTGGCGCCCGACGCCGACCCGTGCTGCCACGTCAACGCGTTCCCCCACGTCGCGATCAGCGTGCCCATCGAGGAGGCGCGGGCCGAGCTCGCCCGGCTGCGGGTGGTGTGCGAGGCCCGCGGCCTGCCCTGGGCCGACCCCAGGGCGAGGAGGCCCCGCGCGAGGCCGTCGACGTGCAGGGCTGCTACATGCCGCAGGTCAACGCCGACCTGCTGTTCGTGCAGCTGGCGGGCTGGCCGTTGGCGGCGTGAGCAGAGGCCGCCCCTTCTTCAGGGTCGGCCTCGAAACTCCTTCCACACATGGTGGTTGAGCTGAAGGCAGCCTAACCGCGGGGACTCACCCCCGCATGGCCGCCAACAGCTCCTCCCGGAAGGCCTCGTCGCCCACCGGCTCCTCCTTCGGCTTCGGGGGAGCCCGCCCCTCGAGCACGGCCACCATGGCCGCCATCTGCTCGGTGGCCTCCTGCGCGCCCCCGCCGTCCGAGTAGTAGATCACCGCCATGGAGGTCACGTCGACCTGGTCGTCGTGCTTCGCCGCGGGGAAGCCCACGTGCTCCTCGATCCACTCCTCCAGCCACGGCGCGCTCGCCGGCACCCACAGCTGCCCAGCCTCGGCGCGGGCGGCGGCGACGGCGGCCCGGGTCTCCTTGCTCCCGTGGCTGTCGGGCACCCAGCCGATGAGGTTGGGCACCACCGACCGCAGGTCCGCGACCAGGGCCTCCCCGTTGGCCTTCAGCTCCACCAGCACCCGGGGGTGCAGGTGCCGCCACTTCGCGACGAAGGCGCGCAGGGCCACCTTCGTCTCGACGTAGTCCAGGCGCGCTCGGAAGCGATCGAGGAGGTAGATGTCCTCCCCTCGCCGCCCCCACATGCCGAAGACCACGTAGTCACTGCCGTCGGACCCCTTGAAGGTGAGGTCGCAGGTGATGATCGGGCGCTGGATCACCAGGTTGCGCGGGTCGGTGTCGTACAGCTGGAACCAGCCGCGCCGGAACAGGCCGCCCGTGGCCGGCGTGGGGCGCTGCTGGAACAGGGCGGCGAAGTTGCGCGAGCCGAGCACCTTCCGGCGCTGCTCGAGCACCTCGATGGGGTAGCGCTCGGGGTGCAGGGCCTCGCCCGTCCTCCGGTGCTCCTCGTCCTGCTCGGCGATGGCGGGGAAGTCGACCTTCCGCCACTGGTCGCCACCCTTCTTCTCCTCGGCGAGCAGGCGGCCCACGAGGTCGTCTTCGTGCCACCGGGTCATCATGACCAGCACGCCAGCGCCGGGGGCCAGACGGGTCGACGCAACGGTCTGGTACCACTGCCAGGCGCGCTCGCGGTAGACGGGGCTGTCGGCCTCGACGCGGTCCTTCACGGGGTCGTCGATGATCAGCGCATGCGCGCCCGACGCCGTGAGCGGCCCGCCCACCCCGACGGCCTTGTACGAGCCTCGTCCGCCGCTGATCTCCCACTTCTCGACGCCGTCCTTGCCGTTCTCGTCGGGCGCGAGGCCTGGGAAGAGGTCGAGCACGTCGGCCCGCACACTGCGGGCGTCGCGGCTCATGTCGTTGGCGAGGCTCTGGCCGTACGACGCCACCACGAGCTCGTGGTCGGGGAACTTCCCCAGGTGCCAGATGGGCCACCGCCGCGACACGATCTCGCTCTTCCCGTGCCGGGGTGGCACGGTGACGATGAGCCTCGGCGAGCGGCCGGCGGCGATCTCCCGCGAGAACCACTCCATGGTCTCGGCGAGCTCGCGGTGGAACCACCCAGCCTGGTAGGCGGGGAAGCCGCGCAGGATGAAGGGAAGCAGGTGCCGGCGCGCCCAGCCGTCGGGGATGGCCTCGGGGAAGTCGAGCGCGGCTGCGGCGCGCCGGTAGGCCTGCTCGTCGCGCAGCGCCTGCTGTGTGGCTCCTACGGCACCGGAATGGCCACGCACCGACATCGGATCGCGTCTCCCGGGTGCCCCTCGGTGGGGTGTGGCTGGTCCCAGCGCCGGACGGTGCCGTCGAGGGCGACGTGCTCGGGCCGCACCCGGCTGTCGCCCGACGACGACCACTCGTAGGAGCTGAACCCGGCCTGCTGCTGGCGCCGCTGGGTGATGCGAGCGTTCAGCGACCCCACCTCGTTGACGGCGATCAGCTCCGCCCGGCTGCGGGCCACCCCGTGGCGCTGCTGCACGACCCTGGCGAGGTCGGTCCGGCCCTCGACGATGGCTGTCGCCACGTCGTCGAAGAGCTGGGCATCGAGGTCGGCGACGAGCGCGGCGTTGTCGCGCACCCACCGCGCGCGGAGGGGCTCCAGGTCGGTGGGTCGGTCGAGGGTGATGCCGATGAGCTGCTCGGCCTGCTTCACCGTCCGGGTCGTTGCCCAGGTGTCCACCCGACGGGCGAGCGTGAGCAGCTCGAGCGGGTCCATGGCGAGTTCGACCTGGAAGACCCGGCGCACCGCACGCACGGCCTGCAGGGAGGCCAGGGCTACCGGGTCGATCGTGTCGGCTCTCCGGGTCACCGCCTCCCGCAGCAGGCGTCGCTGCACCTCGAGCCGCTGGAACAACCGGCGGCGGTAGGTGGCCTCGACGCCCTTCGGGTAGGCCGCCCTCACTCTTCCTCGGCGGCGCCAGGCGGCTTCGTGGGCATCGCGTCGTCGTCTGGGGGCGCCACCTTCGTCGCGTCGGCGAGGAGCTTGTCGACGGCGACGGGGTTGCCGCCGAGGAACTCGCTGAGGATGACCCTCGCCATCTCCGTGGTGAGGGCGCCGCTGCGCACTCGCTCGAGCACCGACAGCAGCGACTGGATCTGGGCACCGTTGAGCGGGTCGCCCTCGGCCCCCTCGGCCTCCTCGGTCTCCTCGACGCCCCCAGCCTCCGCCAGTGCGGCCCGCGCCTCGGCTTCGAGGTCGTCGACCGTCTCCTCGCTCATCTCGGCCTCGAGCTCCCAGCCGCCCTCGCCGAAGCGCGCCTGCTGCACCGCCTCTACCGAGAGCACGCCACGGTCGAGGTAGACGGCGTCGGCAGCCGCCGTCTCCTTGTAGGCGTCGACGCGCTCCTTGAACGACGGCTCCGACAGGGCGCGCCACTGCATGGACCACTCGCCGCCCTCCACGTCCGCCGCGCGGCCCGAGGCCGCCAGCATGAGCGACCACAGCCACGTGAGCAGCGGCGTGTGGCGGTCCTGGTAGGCGACGACCTTCCGGTCCCAGTGCTGCCAGCCGCTCACCCCGTCGGTGTTCAGCCCGCAGGGAGCCTCGCCGAACAGCCTCGTCGCGGGCATGTCGGTGACCGCGCAGAGCATCGCCTTCCCCTCCTGCGACAGCTCCTGGAAGCCCGTCGGCGGGTTGGCGTGCGAGGTGAACTCATCCTCCTTGCCGAGGAGCAGCACGCCGAGCACCGACTTCATCTTCGCGATCGTCAACGCGCGCGCCGTGAGCGTCTCGGCCGCCTGGCTCGCCTCGAGGCGCTCCGTGCCACCCACCCGCAGGACCGACGTGCGCAGCTCCTGGGCGATCACCGCGCCGGCCTGGCTCACCGACTCGAGCCGCTGGAGCGCGTCGTACACGTGCTGCAGCTCGCTCTTGTCGGGCCAGTTGCCGGCGTACTCGTTCAGCCGCCGGTTGCTGCGACGACGGCCACGCACCCAGAAGCACCGCGAAGCGTGCACCCGCAGGGTGCGGTCGGGGCCCGTCACCTGCCAGAGGCGCGGCTCGCGGTAGCCACGGCTGTGGATGTCGGCGTCCCAGCTCACCGGGCAGGCGTCGTCCTCGTCGAACACGTGCACGGCGTCGATCTGGGTCACCTTGCCGAGGTCGAGGGGCTGCGCGGGGTCGCCGTTCGTGATGGGCACGACCAGGGCGCCACCGTAGAGCCGGGCCATCTTCATGGCGTGGCAGACGCTCGCTGCGATTCGTAGATCGCGCTCCTCGGCCTCGATGGCCTCCACCTCATCGAGGCCCGTCGCGTGCCAGCCCTTGCGGCAAGCGTCGTCGGGGAGGCTGTCGACGATGCGGCCGGCGATGCCGTTCTGCTCGTAGAGCACACCGAGCTCGTGGGGCGTGAGCGGCTGCCGGTAGTAGGGCCGCGCCACGGCGCCCTTGTCAGAGGCGCCGCCCAAGCCCGTGAGCGCGTTCGCGATGCTGTCGATGCGGACGCCTGGCTGCGGGGGAGCCGCGTCCGTTCGGGGTGCTGGGGGAGCAGGTGCCGGGGGAGCCGGAGCCGGGCCGAGAAGCCGGTCCATGAGGCGTTCTCGCATGCCCATCAGGTCTCCTTTCTTGTATTCGTTGCGCTGACTCTACGATCCGTGTATAGCTATAGCATGACGCGCGCACGCATCAGCTGGCGAACCGACGAAGCGGAGCCCGGGGTTACCCCGCAGCTCCGCTACGACCGTGGCAGCCTGCTTTCCGCGAAGCGGCGCGAGGACGGCATCCTCCTGGTCGAGGGCTACGCTGCCCGGCCCGGGGTCTACGTCTACCGCAACGCCGACGGCTCCGAGCGGCGCGAACTGGTGCCCCTCAGCACGCTGAAGGACCATGCTCGTACGCTCGGGCGTTCGACGCTCACGCTCCACCACCCCGGGAAGGAGCACGGCCACAAGGTCGACGAAGACTCCTACAAGGACCTGTCGGTGGGCGACGTGGACGGCGAGGTCGTCATCGAGGACGACGGCTACGTCCGCGTCAAGCTGGCGGTCCGCCGCCGCGACGCCATCGAGGCCGTCGAGTCTGGCTCCGTCCGCGAGCTGTCGCCTGGCTACCAGGTGCAGCTCGACGAGACGCCCGGCGTCGACCCGGACTTCGGCCCCTACGACGCCGTCCAGGTCAAGCGCTGGGGCAACCACCTGGCGCTCGTCGCGAACGCACGCGGCGGCACTGGCTGCCACGTGCGCGTCGACGGCGACCCCCGCTCTACCACTGGCCCCGAGTCGGGCCACCAACCCAAGGGACCGACCATGCTCACGAAGCTGATCGCCCTGCTGGCCACGCACGGCATGTCCGTGCGGTCCGACTCCGAGGAGGCCGCCCTGGCCGACCTGGCCGTCGGGCTCAAGGGCCTCAAGCAGGACGCTGACACCATCCGCACCGACGGCGAGACGAAGGCCAACCAGCTCCAGGCCGACCTCGACGCCGAGAAGAAGCGCGCCGACGACGCCGAGGCGCGCGTGACCGAGCTCGAGGCCGAGGTGCAGAAGCGCGACGACGACGCCGAGCTCGAGCGCCTGACCAAGGTCGCCGCGAAGCACAACATCGACGCCAAGGGCCTCGACCTCAAGGCCCTGCGCATCGCCATCGCGCAGACCCAGGTGGGCGAGTCCACCAAGCTCGACGGGAAGGCCGACGCCTACATCGACGCCCTCGTGGACCGCGCCGACAGCGCCGAGGCCGCCGGTGCCGACCCGTGGAAGGGCACGCCGCGGACGGACAGCAAGCGCCGCGCAGACGGCGCCGAGCCGCTCCACAAGCCGATCTCCTCGACCTCCTTCAACTCCTACGCCGGCGGTGACGCATGAGCATCTCGCAGACCTGGGACAACGCCCGCCGCCGCGCCCGTCAGGGTATCCCCGGCATGTGCCTCAGCTACACGCTGAAGCGCCTGATCACCCTCTTCAACGAGGACCCCCAGGCGGTTCAGATCAAGACGCTGTCGGTCGACACCGCGACCGACGGCGCCACCTACACCGTCACCGTCAACGGGGTGGCCATCGCCATCGTCGCGGGCTCGGGCACCGACACCGAGATCGCCACCCAGATCGCCAACGCCATCAACGCCGACCCGCTCG